CGAAATCGGCAAAGAGATTGTCGACGGCGCGCTGCGCGTTCAGCACCGGCAGCTTCTCGAACTTCCGATGCTCCTCCACCTCTCTCGACCAGGCCCGGAGCTGACGGACAAAATCGGTGGCGCGCTGCTGCACGTCGTCGGACCGGATCGCCGGGTTGGCCTTGTCGAACCGCGCAACGGCGGCCAGCAATTCATCGCGCCGCGCCTCGTGCCGCTCCAGCCGCCGGCCCAGCTCAAGGTTCAGAACGTCGATGTCGAGCTGGATCAACGTGCCCTCGGGCTCGCCGGAATTGTGGCCGACGCCCGGCGGTGTCAGGCCGATACCGTACAGTCCGGCGTCCGCCATCAGCCGGGTCTGGCTTTTTGTCGCCACCACGCGCTCCTAAAACACTGGGGGAAGCCGGGAGACGTCGATCCTTGAGCAAGGATCGGCCATCGGATGCGCGGGATGGTCCTGGGCATATTCGAGGAGGGTCAGCAGATATGCGTAATCCTCGGCGTTTATGCGTCGACCGCCCTGCCACACCCGCATCACGCCGGGGGCCATGTGCGGGTCACGGTGCGGCAGGCCCGCCGGGCGCCCGTTGATTTCCGCGCCCCACAGATCGGCCGCGAAGATGATGCGCGCGGGCATCCATGGGCCGCCGCGCGCGAAGCGCAGCCGGAAGAAGCCCGGCTCCGGTCGATCGATCACGCGAGACTGGTTCCAGCGCATCGCTCTAGCCTATGGCCGTGTAGGCTAAGGACACAACCCCTCTTTTCGCGCAACTCGCATACGCATGAACGTATCGTGAACGCGGCTGTCAAAGACACGCCTGGAAACAAATTTAAGTCGCGCGAATCAATATATAGTATCCGTGCGGCCTAAACACGCAATGAATAGTATTCATTCGCCCATAGGTAAATTCCGCAACCGCGCGTAACATCCGCCCAAGCGCGCCCCGACAAACAACAGCAGGGGATACACGGCAATGAATGGTAGCGTGTTACGTGTGGACTTCCGGAGCGGTCCGCCCGGATTAGGCCACCTTCTTGCGGGGGCGCTGAACGCCGCCGTCCGCCTTGCGGACCATCAGCAGCGCCCTCTTGCGCAGCTCGGGGTCGGCGAGCAGCAAGGTGACGGCGCGGTGCTCCCTTTCATCCAGGCCGCGCACAAAATTCAGCCAGGCGTATTCCAGGGGATCAGCCACGATGGTCCACGGTTCACGGGCACCGCGCCACAGCCGCAGCAGCGCCAGCTCATCCGCGCTGTAGATGACCTCGCGGCGGTCTGGGGCACCCGGCGGCGGGATCGGCGCGCCGATCGGCGCGAACAGATCGACCAGGGCGCAGTCTAGGCTTTTCGCGATCTTGCCCCAGGCCAGGTGATTCAGGTGGCGTTTCCCGGCCTCGAATTTCCAGAAGGTGTCCGGAGTTAACCCCGCCGCGCGCGCCGCGTCGCTCATTCGCACGCCCCGGGCGATGCGGATTTCCTGCATCCGCGTCTTCGGCCTGCTATTTTGATCACTCATAGGTGAACGATGCCCCTGATTCGGCGGATTTCCTAGCGACAACCACGGTTGCGTCCGTGGCCTTCCTGGCTATGATCCGAAAATGACCCTGGACGAATGGCGTCGACGCGAAAATCTGACCTACGCCGCGCTCGCGGCGCGCATCGGCGTGGCCGGAAAATACCCGGCGCAGCGGGTATTCAAGTACTGCGCGCACACCCGCGTGCCGCCGCGCCCCGTCATGCGGCGGATTGAAGAAGCCACCGCCGGCGCCGTCCGCGACGCCGATTTCCCGCTGCCCGACGCTTCATCCTCCAGAAAAGCCGCCTAGGGCGGCTGGAGCATTTTCCATGGCACGCCCGAAGAAGGCCAACGGTCACACCGCGCCCACGAAGATCAGGGCGCCCGCCAAGAAGAAGAACGGCGCGGCCCCCGAACCGCTGTTCGGCGCCCCCGCCGACGATGATCCCATGTTCGCCGATGATTTTGTTGATGACCCCGCCGCCGAGGCGACCACCATCGACGTCGCCGTCGCCACGCTGTCCGGCGACATCCGCGACTTCATCCTCGATCGCCTCCGGCGCGAGCAGGACCGCCGGCCGTGGGACCAGCGATCGGAGGCGTCGCAGAAGGAGACCGTCGCTTCCGTGGAAGCCGCCGTGGTGACGGTGCTGCGCAAGGCCGTGGAGCTGATCGCCGGCCAGGGCCGATCGACCATCAAGGCGAAGCTGGAGAAGGTCACCGTCAAGGACGGGATCACCGCCCAGCTGATCCTCGGCCGCTTCGATCAACGCCGCCACAACCTGATCGACGCCACCGGCGCCGCCGTGCTGATCGTCGTCGCGGACGCCAAGGAATACGTCGGCGAGCGCGCGCCGGCCGCCGTCAAGCCAGACCAGGCGTCGCTGCTGGGCGACGTCGAGGTCGTGCATTCCGCGCCGGACAACGCCCACCCGTTCGCCTGACGATGGCCGTTTTCGCCGCGCGCGCCGGGCCGGAACATTCGGCGAACGATAGATTCGCGGGGCGACGATTCGCGCGCCGGCCGACGCGCGGCCAACATCCGGCAAAAACAAGGCAACCGCTAGGTAAACCCACAAGGGTTTTCGTTCCTTGAGCGTCATAGTCCGCCCCTACCAGGCCGATTGGATGGCGCGAATCAGCGAGCAGTTCCGCCACCACGGGCGCGTGCTCGGCGTGCTCCCCACGGGGGCAGGCAAGACCGTCTGTTTCACCGACATCACCCGGCGCACGGCCGCCCGCGGCAACGACGTGGTCATCACCGCGCACCGTATCGAGATCGTCCAGCAGATCGCCGCCGCGCTGCGCGCCGCCGGCGTCCCCCATGGCTGGATCGCCGCGGGAAAGCCGGATTTCCACGAGCCGGTCCGGGTGGGCATGGTGCAAACCGTGGCAAATCGTCTGGATACATTAAGACGCCCGAAACTTCTGATCGTTGACGAAGCCCACCACGCCACCGCCGGCACCTATCGACGTATCATGGAGGCTTGGCGCGGCAGCTACCATTTTGGTGTGACCGCGACCGCCGCGCGCACCGACGGAACCGCCCTCGGCGAGTGCTTCGACGCCATGGTTGTCGGCCCGTCGATGCGAGAACTGATTTCGCAGGGCTATTTGGCTGACTATTCCTACTTCGCGCCGCCGGTGCGCGCCGACCTTTCCGCGGTCCAGACGCGCGGCGCGGATTACGTGACCGGCGAGCTGGCCGAGGCCATGGACAAGGCCATCATCACCGGCGACGCCATCGCCACGTACGCCAAGCATTTGGCTGGCAAGCCGGCCGTCGTCTTCTGTGTCAGCGTCGAGCACGCCGGGCACGTCGCCGAACAGTTTTCTCGCGCCGGCTGGCGCGCCGCCAGCGTGGACGGCGCGATGGACGGCGCGACGCGGGCCAGCCGGATCGCCGCGATCGGCGACGGCCGCCTGCAAATCCTGACCTCGTGCGACCTCATCAGCGAGGGCACGGATATACCGGCGGTCGCCGGCGTCGTGCTGCTGCGGCCGACGCAATCCCTGATCATCTATTTGCAGCAGGTGGGCCGCGCGCTCCGACCCAAGGCGGACGGCTCCCACGCCGTCATCCTCGATCATGTCGGGTCCTTTTTCAAATTCGACCCGCCGGACCAGGAGCGTCCCTGGAGTCTTTTGGGACGCCTGAAGCGCGAGCGCGCAACCAACGTGATGAGCTGCCCGAAATGCTACGCGGCGTTCCGCACGGCGCCGCGCTGCCCGGCCTGCGGCTTCGTGTTCGCCGTCAAGCCCACCAAGCGGATCATCGTCGAGCGCGAGGGCGTGCTGGAGGAGATCACCCCGGAACGCCTGAAGTTTCTGCGAGAACAGAAGCTGAACGTGCTGCTGGATGCGGCGAAGACCCGCGACGATTTCGAGGCGATACGCCGCGCCCGCGGCTATCACCGCCGCTGGACCCAGATCCAGATGAACCTGCGCGCGACCGGCCGGGCGCGGCGGTGGGCGGCATGATGGTGGAAAGCCAGCTCCAGGCGGACATCCGGCTGGCCGTCGGCAAGCTCCCGCACGCCCGGCTTTTCCGGAACAACGTCGCCCTCGGCTGGGTCGGCGAGGTGATTCACCGCGACACCCAAACCGTCACGCTGGCGCACCCGGTGCGCGTCACCACGGGCCTCGTCACCGGCTCCGCGGATTTGATCGGCTGGACGTCGATCGTCATCACGCCGCGCATGGTCGGCGCCAAGGTGGCCGTGTTCTCCTCCGGGGAAGTGAAGCCACCGGGTGCCAGGACGGCCCCCGCGCGCGAGGTGGAGCAGGCAAACTGGCGCGTCGCCGTCCACCAGGCCGGCGGGTTTTCCGCCATTTTGCGCAGCGTCCGGGACGGGCTCGACCTGGTGCGCGCGCTATGATTGATCTGGCCAACGAGAACGCGCCGGCACAGGCGCCCCCCCGCTTGGACGAGGCGCGCAGGACCATCGCGTACGCGAGATTCTGCGCGGCCCGGCAGGATCTGCTGGCGGCGCTCGTCATGATGATCGCCGCCCACCTGCCGACCGAGCAAATCATCGTGGAGGTGGATGGCACCAACCACGCAATGAAGAGTCTCGTTCGCGTGTTTGACGCGCCATGAGCGCCGCCGTCACCGTGCATGGCCACCCCGCGGCGGAGATGGCATGGCTACGCGCTAGGCTTGCACACGACATCGAGCAATGCGCGACGCTGTACTGGTGGAGCGTCTACTCCGTGAAAGACGCGGTGCAGGTGCTACACGCCAGGGCTTTGTGGTTCGACGCCCACCAGATCAGGGCAGGCGAGATGGCGTTCACCATCAAGCTGCGCGACGCCGTGGAGCGATTCCTGGATGAGGCGATTGGTCGGCACGGAGAGGCGCACGCCGCCGCGTTCCGCGCGATGACAGCCGCCGCGCGCGCACAAATCAACGAGCGGGGTGATCGCAACGCCGCGGCCGCCGCCGCCGCGTCCTGCGCGGCGCGCCATGACCCGCTGCCGCCTGCGTACCTTGTTCAGCAGGCCACCGAGCAGGCGGCCAAAGAAATTCGGATGTCGGAATCATGGTGGACGAAACGGACCCCATGAAAGAGATACGCGAACGGCTCGCGGCGTATGACGGTGTTATCAACGCCGTCTACGGCGACAACGTGGTGCCGCACCCCGCCCTCGCCGCCAATCCCCGACCGTCCGCGCTGGTCATCAAGCCGGCCGCGCTTCTCGCGGGCGAACAGATCGTCCCGCGGCAATGGCTGTACGGGACGGTGTTGCTGCGGCGCATGGTCACCGTCATCATCGCGCCCGGCGGGGTCGGCAAAACCTCCTGGTCAATCGCCGCCGGCCTGTCGCTGGCGCTCGGTCGCGGCCTGATCGGTGATTATGTCCATCACCAGGCGCATGTGCTGTTCGCGTCCCTAGAGGACCCGGAGGAAGAATTCGACCGGCGCGTGGCGGCGGCGATGCTGCGCTACGCGATCCACCCCGATGAACTCCGGGGCCGCGTCAGTCTGATTGACGGGCGCGCGCGGCATCTCGTGATGGCGGAACTCAACCGCGCCGGCGAGATGGTGTTTCCCGACAAGGCCGCGCTCACCGACCTCATCCGGGGCATGAAGATCGACGTGCTCATCATCGACCCCGTCGTGAACTCACACGGCCTGGACGAAAACGACAACACGCAGATCAACGCCTTGGCCCGCGCATGGTCGGAAATCGCCAACGACACCGGATGCTCCGTGGTGCTGATCCATCATACCCGCAAGGGCGCGGTGGCCGGCGACCCTGACTCTGGACGCGGCGCCAGCGCGCTCGTCCATGCCAGCCGGTCCACATTCACCCTCACCGCCGCGACGCTTGCGGATGTCGAGAAGCTCGGCATCAAGGACAACGAGCGGCGGCAATACATCCGCCTTGACGACGCCAAGGTGAATCTATCGCCGACGGCCGAGGACGCCCGTTGGTTCCGGCTCACCTCGATGCCGCTCGGAAATGGCGACGCCTTTTATCCGAGGGGCGACAATCTCCAGGTGATCGAGGCATGGACGCCGCCAAAGTCTGCCATTTCCCAGCAAACGCCGGCGGCGATCAATCAGGCGTTGGACGTCATTGCCGCCGGAAAGGACGGCCTGCCGTACGCCAAAAACCACCAGAACGGGCGATGGGCCGGAAACGTGCTCGTCGACATGCTCGGCCTCACGCCCGCCGACGCCATCCGCGCCATCGCGACCTGGCTCAAGGAAGGGTTGCTCTTTGAGAATCAATTCCGCGACCCGGAAACCCGCAAGGCGCGCGCCGGGCTCGGTGTCAGCAGCCGGAGGCCGACGGAATGACAAAGCCAGTGGCGCATTCGGTGGCGCACGGTGGCGCGTTCGTTCCGGCTGGTGATTTTTTTTCGTGGGATTCCCTGGGCGGCGTCGGGTCACGCGCCTTGCGCCACCGCTCCCCTCTGTCCAGAGGACAGAGAGGGGAGCGGGTGGCGCATCGCGAGGCCCCAACCCAAAGCCGATTTTGCGCCACTGCTTTTCTTGTCGGTGGCGCACGGTGGCGCGTTCGTTCCGGGCGCAAATCGGGTCGCCTCCCGGCACCCTTGGTCGGCTGGTTCTGACGGCTAGGAATAGAATGGATGTTCGATCCGTGAGCCGGCGCCGGCCTAAGTCGATCGCCAACGACAACCCCGGCGAGATCGTGCTGGCCGCGGTGCCGTGCGCCGCCTGCCGCGTGCTGATCGCGGAGCGGGCGCCGAGCATCTACGTCGTGGTCGGAACCGACGTGCGGGGCTGGTGCTCGCCCGTCTGCGCGGCCTCCGGCGGGGTGTGGCCATGGGCGGCGGCCGATCAGGCGATCAGGGCGACCTGGGTGTGACGATCCGTCCGGTGTTTGTTCATACCCCTTGCGAAAGGTCGCGCGCGGGTGCAGATCGCAAGAGCAGGGCGGACATCAATGGCTTAGGTGTCGCGCCTGCGCAGCCATGCCGATCTGACGCCAAACAATCAAGATCCGGACATGGCGGGCGGCGCGACGGCGCCGGCAGGAAACACAAGGCCAAGCCGACGCCGATGCAAACGACCTGGCCGAAATCCGGCGGCCCGCGCTGGCTCGCCGTCGCCACGCACCCGCAGGCCGAACGTCTCGCGACGCAGGAGATGTCGCTCGCCGGCTATCGCTCCTATCTGCCGTACATCGCCGTCCGGCAGCGCGACCCCGTGGTCTGGTCGATGTGGCGCAAATCCCTGGTTCCGCGTTTCGCCGGGTATTGCTTCGTCCAGCACGATTACGACGCCGATCCCTGGCAACCGATCCACCGCCTCGCCGGGGTGCGCAACATTCTCACGACGCCGGAAGGCCGCCCCGTCCCGGTGGACGACAAACTGATCGCGTGGCTGATGGCTCTCGACGCGGAAAAGCCGCTGCTCGACGCGGCTAAAATGCCCATTTTCGCCGTCGGCCAGGTGGTTCGGATCGAGGACGGGCCGTTTCAGGGTTTCCCGGCCACCGTGCTCGCGTGCGACGGCTACACCACGGAACTGCTGGTCACGATCTTTGGCCGCTCCACCAAGGTCACGATCGAACGCTACAGGATCGCGGGGGCCGCCTGATGGACGAGCCCATACTGCTGGCCCCCGCCGAGTTTGCCCGTCTGGTTCGCATCGAGATCGCGGCACGGGCCATTTTAGCGCGTCACGTCGATGTTCGCCTGGGCGACGACCAGGTGCGCATCAACCGCGATGCCTTCCTGGATCTGCGGCGCGCGCTCCAACCGGCGGACGATTGATGGGACGGCCGCTGTCCGGCGTCGCCGATCTGGTCGCGCGAATCCCGAGAATCACCGACCACGATGGCTTTTCCCACCTTGACCGCTGGAACGGCGAGGTGGCGGGCTGGACCGACCACGCGATTATGCTCGACCTCGATCCCGCGCGGCCCTCCCGCGTGTGGCTGCCGCTCGACCAATGCCGGCGGGACGGCGACGCGCTCTATGTCGCGACCTGGCTGCTGCGGCGGCGCGAGCGCATGATTTCCGATCATCAGGCCGCGGTTACGGCCATGCGGCGCCGGGATCCGGCACGCGGCGCCTGATGATCGATCATGCGACCGCAGCGTCATCTACCTCAGTGGCCTCATCCGTCCGGCGTTGGTGGGCATCCGCGCCGATCTCGGCGTCCGCGCGGGCCGTGCGGACGCCGTATTGGTGCGAGACGGCGGCATGACGCGCGTCGAGACGATTGGGGATTGCACGCTGATACTTGGCGATTGTCGCGATGTGATCCCGACGTTGGGCGCGGTGGATGCGGTGGTTACTGATCCGCCGTATGGCGTTAATTTCATGGAATCGAATACAAAATGGTCAATTCGAGACGGCGTTTCTTATGCGTCCTATGACGACACGCGCGAAAACATGCCGCCGCATCGAAGCCGCGACGCGCCAGCCCGACATGTTCATTGAGCGGCCCCGCGCCACGCAATCGGCGCTGGAACTGAGCGGATTCACCGCATCGCCAGGATCGCCCGGGCGGCGTCCTCAAACGCCTGTCGACGGACACGTTCGTCCTTGACCTCGAGCAGCTCGTGGATGTGCCCGCGGAGAAAGCGGCGGTCCCGGCGCAGCTGCTCAATAACGATCAGCAGTTCGGTGTGCGTGCATTGCGCGAACGGCACCAGGGAGCCGTCGTCGCGGCCATACATCCCGTCGTCATCGCTGTCTGGCACGATTACCCCCCGAAAACCGCGCGCGGCGGTCACGATGCCGGAAACGGCACCTCGCCGCGCTCGATCATTTCCGACAATCCAGGCATGGCGAAATCCACGCGCGCGCGTTCGGCCAGTAGCTTCTCGCGCGTCCATCCCATCGCGCGCAGCACCGCGAGGGCGCGATGCGCTCGTTCCGGCGTGGCGGGATCGCCGCGCTTCGTCAGTTCGTGTTCGCAGCAAAGACAGCGCATCGCTTTTCCCCTTGGTCCGGAAAACGCCCGCCCCAGCCGCCGGTGTACCAGGACGCCGACCGGGGCAGGCAGTTCACGCGTCCTCGGACGGCTCTCCGGCCGCCTTCCGCCGGTCAGAATACGTTACGATGGCGTCTGGTGGAAGGGCGCCGTTTCCAATGGTCGCGATCTCGGTTCATGCGGACATCAAGGCGGCGACCAAGGGGCTAAACACCTTCGCGAGCAAGCAAGTGCCGTTCGCTTCCGCGGTCGCCATCAACGATGTCGCGTTCCAGGTGCAGAAGGCCGAGCGCGGCAACATCGCGCACGCCTTCAAATCGCCACGCCCGTTCACGCAAAACTCGGTGCAGGTCGACCGCGCGACCAAGCCGAGCCCGCTCGCGACCGTCTTCATACGACCCGAGGTGGCGAAATATCTCGATCCGTACGAGTTCGGCGGCCTCCATGTCACGCCGGGCAAGGCGCTGCTCAATCCGAAGTTCATCAGCGTCGATGCGTTTGGCCAGCTGCGCAAAGGCCAGGTCAAGTCGGTCGCGGCGCGCAAGGATGTCTTCGTCGGTCGCGTGCATGGACGCATGGGGTTCTGGCAACGATTGACGGAGAACGCATCGCGACAAGCGGGCGAGGGGCTTCATCTGCTCATCAGTTTCGCGCGCAACGCTCCGGTCGGCATTCATCTTCGATTTGAGGAACGCGGCGTGGCGCTGGTGCGCAAGCAGATGCCCGCGGCGATGAAGAAGGCATTGGTGCAGGCGCTGGCATCGGCCCGCTGAAAAATGGTTCCCTCCTAGGCCCCCGACGCATCGGGGGAATTGCGCGCGCCCGATGTGTCGCTCCCTCGCAAAAAAATTTAGGGGCTTCAGTTCAGTTTATGAAAATCCGCCTCGTCCCCATCGGCCGGGTCGCGCCCTACCCCGGCAACCCGCGCGCGATCAGCGCCGAGGCGGTCAATAAGGTCGCCAACAGCCTGCGCGAATTCGGCTGGCAGCAACCGATCGTCGTCGATCCGGAAATGGTCGTCGTCGCGGGCCACACGCGGCTGCTGGCGGCGCGCCTGCTCGGCATGACGCAAGTGCCGATCAAGGTCGCCGAGGGCCTCACGCCGGCGAAAATCGCCGCCTACCGCCTGGCCGACAACCGCAGCGGCGAGGAAGCCGAGTGGGACATGCGCCTGCTGCGGATCGAACTCGACGCGCTGGAGGCGGCCGATCTCAATCTCGGAGTGATGACGGGGTTCGATGACGACGAACTGGAGTCGATCCGCCTCGGCGATGATGATGACGAGCCCGGCGATCCGACGAAGTTGGCGGACCGCTTCGGGCTGCCACCGTTCTCGGTGCTCAACGCGCGTGACGGCTGGTGGCAGGATCGCAAGCGGGCCTGGATCGCGCTCGGCATCCAGAGCGAACTGGGCCGTGGCGAGGACCTTCTCGGCCGCGCCGGCGAACTGGAGCGAGGCGATCGGGAGGGCTGGCCGCCGGGCGAACGCGACGCCGGGCGGCGGCGCCATGCCGGCGGCTGACTACGCCAAACGCCAGCGCGGCGACGGACGCGGCCGGGCGATCGCCGCGGGGTCCAAATGACGCGCGTTCCAAATGCTATCGAGGGGGGCGCGGCGATGCCCCTGGATCGGGCCAGGGACGCACGCAAGGCCGGCGCCCGGGCCGCCAACGGGGGCACGCCGGCGGGCCTGACGTTCGGCAAGATGCCGGACAACATCACCGGACCGCCCACCGGCACGTCGATCTTCGACCCGGTGCTGTGCGAGTTGGCCTATCGGTGGTTCTGCCCTCCGGGCGGGATCGTTCTCGATCCCTTCGCCGGCGGGTCGGTGCGCGGCATCGTCGCCTCCAAGCTGGGTCGCGGTTATATCGGTGTCGATCTGAGCGCCCGCCAGATCGCGGCCAACCGGATCCAGGCGAGCGCGATCGGTTGCGATCCCGAGCCGGTCTGGATCGAGGGCGACAGCCGCGAGATCGAGGCGCTCGCGTCGGGGACGATGGCGGATTTCGTGTTTTCGTGCCCGCCTTATGCCGACCTGGAAGTCTACAGCACCGACCCCCGCGACCTCTCGGCGATGGCCTATCCGGCGTTCCTCACGGCCTACCGCGCCATCATCGCGGGCGCGGCCAGGCGCCTGCGCGACGATCGGTTCGCGGCCTTCGTCGTAGGCGACGTGCGGGACAAGCAGGGGTTCTACCGGGGCTTTCCCTGGCACACGGTCCAGGCGTGCGAGGATGCCGGCCTGCGGCTCTACAACGAGGCGGTGCTGGTGACCGCCGTGGGATCGCTCTCGATCCGGGTGGGCAAGCAATTCGAGAGCAGCAGGAAGATGGGAAAGACCCATCAGAACCTGTTCGTGTTCTGCAAGGGCGATCCGCGCAAAGCCACGGCCGCGATCGGCCCCGTGGAATTCGGCGAGCTGCCCACCGACCCGGATGCGCCGCCCGACGACACCCGGTATGGCGAGGAGCTTTAGCCGGTGCCCGCCGCGCTCGCCGCCTGGATGCCGGCGACGCCGGTCCTGACCGAGCATGAAGGCATCATCGTCGCGCGCGACGACCTGTTTCCAGGCGGGACCAAGGCGCGGTTCGCCGGCGACCTGTTCGACGGCGCCGACGAGGTGGTTTACGCGAGCCCGGCGCAGGGCGGCGCCCAGACGGCGCTGGCATACACGGCGGCGCGGCTGGGCAAGCGCGCGACCATCTTCGTGGCCAAGCGGTCCGACCCGCATCCGCGCGCGATCGAGGCCAAGCGGATGGGCGCCCGGATTTTCCAGGTCGCGCCGGGATATCTGAACGTGGTGCGGCATCGGGCGCGCGCCTATGCGCAGGCCCGCAAGGCGTTGCTGGCGCCGTTCGGGTTCGATCTGCCGGGGGCGGTGGCCGCGATCGCCGCGGCGGCGCGGGCCACCGGCGAGGCGCCCGACGAGGTATGGTGCGCGGCGGGTTCCGGCGTGCTGGCGCGGGGGCTCGCGGCGGCGTGGCCCGACGCGCGGAGGCATGTCGTCCAGGTCGGCCGGACGTTGTCCGCCGGCGATGTCGCCGGCGCGTCGATCCACGTCTATCCGCGCGGGTTTGGCGAGCACGCCGCGCGCGCCGCGCCGTTTCCGTCCGATCCGCACTACGACGCCAAGGCCTGGGAAATCTGCCGCGAGCGGCATGGAACCGGCTGCGTCCTGTTTTGGAACGTGACCGGACCCGCGCGGCCGTAGCTCAATCCGCGACGCGAAACTCAATGCCCGCGCCGTTTTCGCCGGCAGCCGCATGGGCCGCCCGGACGATGTCCTCCGTGATCGCGGCGCGCGGCGCGGTGACGATCAGGAGCGGGAAGCCGCCGTCGTCTTCGATTTCCAGCCGCACCCCCGGGATCGCGGGGAGGTTCATCGCTTAACCCTCCGTGGTCGTGGGCGCGGCGACGATGCGAGCGAGTTTCCTTTGCGACGGCCGCATGAACTTCTTCGCCCGCTCGAACGCCGCCTCGGCGGCCTCGCGTGTCGGAAACCGCTGCGCGCGTCCCGGTTCGTCCGTCCAAATCGTTCCGCGCAGGTTATACCCGCTCGGCAGGCACACGATGAACGCGGCGGCGGCGGTATCGGTCTGGGTCATCTTGTTTCATCCTGTTCTCGGGCGCCATCGCCCGGCGAGGCAGTCTCTATCTCGCGATTTCGGGGGCAGGAGAGATTTTCTCTCGCCTCCGGAAAGAATTATCGAGCGCGAACGGAAGGCACCGGGTATTGCGCGCCGGTCGCCGTGATGGCGTAGACCACCGCCCGGCGGCCGTTCTGCCCATGGGTTGCGTTCATGGTGGCCTCGATGCCCCTGGCGCCCGCCAGCGTGGCGCTCTGTTCGGTGTAGGTTTCTTGCGGCCCCTTGCGGAAATGCACCGCGAAGCCCACGGCCGCGGCGATTTCCGCCGCGGCGTGGATGTCGGCGGCGTGCGGCTTGCCCCGGCTTCCGGGGCGCCGGTAGGCCATTACGCCACCTCGTTGTTCTGAAAACGGATCGCGGAGATCGCCCGGTCGCGATAGCGGATCAGGGCTTTCGGGCTCGTGCTGGTCGGGTTAATCGCGAACGCTTCGAGGCCGGCGATGTCGCGGGCGGCGACCAGGGCCGTCAGGGCATCGAGCTTCTTGCGGTACGGTTTGTGGGTATTCGCGGTGAAGTCGGGCGGGTTCGGCAGGATGCAGGCGTCGGTGATCGTCGGCTTGTCGCCGTAGGGCCGGCGGGTCGGCTTGGCCGCCTTCGCCGCCTTTTCCTCCATCAGCGCCTTGTTGGCCTGGAACATCTTGGCCCCCTTGGCGATCTTCTCCGCCGCGCGGCGATCGGCCGCCTCGGTCGCCTTGGTCGGCTTCTTGGCGGGCTTGGCCGGCAGGCCTTCCCATGCCGCCGCCTTGGCCTCGGCCGCGCGCTCGGCGTCATCGGCCTTCGCCGCGCGGGCGCCGAGGGTCGCGGGCGATGGGCCACCGGCGGGGCCGGTGATCGGCGCGCGCTTGGCGGCCGGGACGATCGGCGCCGCGGCGGGCGCGCGGCCGAGGGCCTCGTCGAGGCTGATGCCGCGATCCGCGAGGACCGCCATCGTGCGGCTGATCGCGACCGGCTTGCTCTCGAACTTGGTGACCGGGCGGGCGGCGAAACGGTTATGGATGATCGCGAGGTTCGCGGCGGTCATATTGGCGAGCGTCGTCATGTTCGTGTCTCTCTGCGTTGGTTGCGCCGCTCGGTGGCGGCGAAACTTCCTCTATCCGCAGTATTCGACCAGACCGAGCAAATACTTGTGTCGATCGCGAGTAAAATTGTCCGGCAGATTTACTGCGTCGCCGCCGGGATCAACTGGCCCGCGAACGGTTCCGATCGGCCAACGCCGCGCGCCCGCGGCTGGCGCGCGCCTGGGGCGGTTCCTGGGCCATGGCGGGCGGCGGCGCGGCCCGATGGGCCTGCGCCAGCAGGGCAAGCCATGCGGCCACCTGCGCCGGCGTGGCGGGTGCGTCGCGGCCCCATCGGCGGACCGTTGTTTCGTCGCGGCCCAGGACGGTGGCGAGGTGCCGCATCGACCAGCCGATCGTTTCCAGGCACTCGCGCAGTTCAGAGCCGTCCATCGCCGTCGTCTTTCGCCGTCATTGTTCGCATATCCAACACCTGGGCTCCGATAATTTGCAGGGCACTCGCTCGATCAGACCGCCATCGGGGGCGCCAAGCGGGCGCCCCGTCATGGCCTCGTCAATCCCCCGGCGGATCGTCAAACGGCATCTGGACCGCGCCGCCGGCGCTCACGCCGCTGACCATCCGTTCGCCGAAGCCGAACGGGTATCGATGCGCGGGCGAGGCGAGAACGAACAGGTGATATTGGTTCGCGATGTCGACGAGGCGGCTTTCCTTGGGATACAGTTCGATCGCCTCGTTTTCCGGTCCGACCAGCTCGTTCTTGATGCGCTGGAAATCGCGGAAATGCTCGACGCCGATCGGCGCCTTGTCGCGGCGCTTGATCGACAGATAGATCATCTCAGGCCAGCCGCCGGCCTCCGGCATGCGCTGAATGTTGACCTGATAGACGGCGTTGAGCATCACGGCATCGACCGCGCGCGTGCCCCCCGCGGCCTCCCGCACCCGCGCCTCGGGCTGGCCCAGCGCCGCGGCGATTTCCGCGATCCGCGCCTCGGATATCTCCGGCAGGGTGCCGTGTTCCCATGGTCCCCAGCCGCCGTTGATCGCGCCGATTTTTCGCCGTTGCGCGCGGTTCACGAGAAGAACTCCCCTTCGATGTCCTCGGTGGTTTCATAATCCGGGTCGCTGAAAATCTCGGCGCGGAACTCGGCCCGCCGCGCCGCCTCGCACTTCTCGCAGACGAAGCAACAGAAAATCAGCCGCGCATCGTAGAGCGCCCGACGCTGATACGGGTCGCACCGATGGCGCGTGTCCTGGCTCATGCCGCGCGCTCCGATGCACCCGCGTCGCAGGCCGAGCACATCCGGCCCACGATGTCCGTGAGGCAATGGTTCCGGCGCCTGTCCAGCACGGGAGCAAGGGCCGACGGTAGAGTCCATGCCCCGCAGCCCCCGCACGGGTACAGGCCGGGCACGGGCGCGCCGTTGACGTGCCAGCCAACGTCGCGCACGTAGCGGGCACCCCAGGCGGTGATCGGCGGCACGCGGATCGGATCATCGGCGTCGAGAACGCCATACTTGCGCGGGTCCGCCTCGATCTGGACGATGGAGCGCGCATGCTCGGCGGCGCGAAACGCGTTGAACGCCGCGACCAGTTCCGCCGGCATCTCCCGGTCGATGTTATGTTCCCGCCGTAGCATTCCGATCTCGGCGACGGCCTGGACGAAGGCGTCTTCCCCGCCGCTCATGTGGCGGCGCTCGTAATCGGAAACCGTGTGCCGCACCGCGACCTCGAACGGCTCCCCGGTGCCGCTCACGCGGGTGCCCGTGTGGCCCATGTAGCCCCAGGCGAACGCGAAACGATAGGTCATGACTTCACCCCCTCCGGGTCGGCGCGGTCCTCGGGAACGCGGTCATCCTCAAACCTCACGTTCTCCGCTACAACCTCGCGGTCGTTATCGCCCGTCTCGTAACGGTCGATGTAGGCGATCACCCCTTGGCGGCGCTCGTCATAATCAACATGGCTCGGGCCATCCTGGCTCGTCATGATTTCCACGGCGGCCGCTTTCGCCTTTACGATGGCCTCCGCGTCTGACGCCGCCTCCACGTCGACGGCCTCGAACGCTTGCAGCCAGAAGGCCACCTTGACCTTGTATTTCCGGGTCATTTCACTTCGCCATCACGTTGAGGGCGAAACTCAGGTTCGTCCCGGTCGGCCCGGCGATCGGCGTGGTGCCCCCGGAGGACGCCACAAGTTTGGTCTTGCCGGAGCTTGAGGGCGGCGCCGCGGTGATCGCGCGGGCGGAAATGTCCACGGTAATCACCAGCTTGTTCGCGCCGACAATCTCGTAGGATACGTTGTGCATGTCATCGTCCCCTGTATGCGGGCAGCCCGATCGCCGCGCGGCGATCATCCTCGGTCAGAACCTCGTTGCAGCGGTTGAGCTCATCCCAGGCGCTGCGCGGCACGCTGGGCGTCCATCGCAGGCCGTAGGCGCGGGTCAGGCGGGCAAAGACAGCCTGCGCCTCGGGCACCGTGAGCGGCGGCGGTGCCGCCTCTTGTGCGCCGGAAAGCGGGTCATTATCGATAGTGTCCATCGTGGATGTGTTCCCTAGCCGGAAATGAAGCGACGTTGCGGCATTGCCCAACGGGGCCGACGGGTTGCAGCCCATCGGCCCCCCCGGGATCAGGCCTTGATTTCGGCCATGCGCGCGCCGAGAGCCCAGAGTGCCCGGTTGAGGCGCACATCGCCGTCGATGCCCTGGACTTCGCGCGATGTGCTGCGGCGGGTGCGCCGCGTCACGGGATCGCGCGTCAGGCCGCGCAGGCCGCCGCGCACAGCGTTTTCCTGGATCCGGTTGAACGTCGTCCAGAGATCGTTCGGCCGATCCTCCTGGCGGCGGACATCGAGCAACTGCTCGGGGCGGATCGCGGTCGATATCTCGCCGGCGGCATCGGCGAACCGCAGGAAATGCGCCTGCTCGGCGAACGCGTGTTGCTCATCGGGGGACAGCTCGATCCCGGCCCAGGCGTCGGCGCATTGCAGCGCCGTCCGGCTCTCGTTGAGCACCTTGTAACTGCCCTGGATGACCTTGGACCGAACGTCGCCGGAATGACTGACCGATACCGAGCCGTCGAGCCGGTCCGACGCGATCATGCCGTTGAGGCAAACCAGCCTGAAAACACCGGCATAGAGCTTGTAGGCCGATGATCCGTCCTGCGCGTTGACCAGAACGACCTCGGGGAACGTGGCGCCGACCCGCAGGCCATGCGTCGTGCTAGGCTGGCTGCGATGGCGGAACCGGACCAGATGCTTGCCGTGCTCGTTCCTGCCGTACCGCGCGGCGCTCTGCTTGGCGAAAACCGGATCGAACCCCTCGGCGCGAAGGGCGCCGATGACCACGCCCGTGGGGATGACCGCGAACCGCGCGCTGCGGCTCTCATGCGCCTCGGAGGCGAATACCGAGGGCGCCGCGGTGGAAATCTGCTCGTCGGTCAGGACCGATTGGCCGATGTGCATCGAGTGTCGATTGATAAACGTCATTCGAGAAAGTCCCTGTTCGCGGCTCGCGGGATGCGGAACCGCCAACGCAGGGAGCCGCAAAACGCGGCCTGCCGCAACTGCTCATTTGGGAAACTGGCGAGTTAAAACTGGAGTTTTCGCGATGTCCGATGCTCCGGCTCCGGCGACTTATCCGATTGGCACCATCGCGCGGCTGCTCGATCTGACCGAGCGCCAGATCTACAATCTCGCGGCGCGTGGCGTCCTGCCCAGGGCCGAACGCGGCCGATACGAGATCGCGCCGGTGGTGCGCGCCTACATCAAATACCTGCGCGAGCGCACGGTCGAAGGCGACGCCAAGAGCGGCGAGTTTCTTGGTTCGCGCACCCGGCTGCTGACCGCGCGGGCGCGCAAGGCCGAGGCCGAGGTTGAATTGCTCGCGGGAACGCTGCTCGCGCGCGATGATGTCGAGACGGCCTGGTCAATGATTATTATCAACATTCGCGCGCGGTTCCTCGCGTTGCCGAGCAGCGTTGGACCCGCGCTGCATCGGGCCAAAACGCTGCGGGAACTGGTGTCGATCCTGAAAGGCGCGGTCGATGACGCGCTCACCGAAATCGCGAACACCGCCATATATGCCCAGCCTGTCGCCGAAGGGATCGCCGGCGCTGTTGGCGACGATGCGATCGGTGCTGCTGCGGCTGGGGCCACCGCCGAATCTCACGCTGTCGCAATGGGCTGACCGCTATGCCGTGCTCTCGCGCGAAACCAGCGCGCAACCCGGCAAGTTCCACGCCTACGGCTATCAGATCGGGATGATGGACGCGGTGACCGATCCATCGGTGACCGAGATCACCGTAATGAAATCGGCCCGCGTGGGCTACACGCGCATCCTTGACCACACGATCGGCTATTTCATCCATCAGGATCCGTCGCCGGTCCTCGTCGTGCAGCCCCGCGTGGAGGACGCGGAGGATTACAGCACGTCCGAGATCGAGCCGATGCTGCGCGACACGCCCGTGCTGGCCGAGATCGCCGGCGAACAGCGCGCGAGCGATCCGGCGCAGCGCATGCTCAAGCGCACGTTTCGCAACGGCGCGTCGGTGGCATTCATTGGCGCGAACTCCGCTGGCGGGTTCCGGCGCATCTCCGCACGCGTCGTGCTGTTCGATGAGGTTGACGGCTATCCCGTGGGCGGCGTCGGCTCCGAGGGCGATCAGATCGCGCTCGGGATCAAGCGGTCGGATTCCTATTGGAACCGCGTCATCGTCGCCGGATCGACGCCGACGACGGCCGGGACAAGCCGCATCGAGAAGCGGTTCCTCGAAAGCGACCAGCGGTACTATTTCGTGCCGTGCCCGCATTGCGGCGAAATGCAGCGCCTCGAATGGGGCGGCCCCGATCTGCCGTACGGCATCAAATGGGATCGCGACGACAAGGGGCGCGGCCTGCCCGACACGGTGCATTACGTCTGCCGCGCGAACGGCTGCATCATTGAGGAGAGCGACAAGGCGCCGATGATCGCGGCGGGCGAGTGGCGGGCCACGCGGCCGTTTTCCGGCCACGCTGGCTTTCACGTTTGGGCCGCCTATTCGCTGTTCGTCAACGCCCGTTGGGCGATGCTGGTCGCCGAGTGGCTGCGGGTGAAGGATGACCCGCTCCAGCGCAAGACGTTCCACAACCTGGTGCTCGGCCTCCCGTACGAGGATCGCGGCCAAGGTGCTTTGAACGAGCGGACGCTCGCGGCCCGCACGGAAGTGTTCGCCGCCGAGGTGCCCGATGGCGTGGCCGTGGTGACCGCGGGCGTGGACGTGCAGGACGATCGCGTCGAGATCGAGGTCGTCGGCTGGGGCCGCAACGAGGAAAGCTGGTCGATCGCGCATGAGGTAATCGAGGGCGATCCCGACACGACGCCGCTATGGGATCAGGTCGACGGGTTCCTCAAACGCATCTGGAAACGCGGCGACGGGCGCGGCTTCGAGATCATGGCGACCTGCATCGACAGCGGCGGCCACCACACCCAGCGCGTCTACAATTTCTCCCGCGAGCGCCTCGGCCGGCGGGTCTGGGCGATCAAGGGCGAGGCCGCGCGGGGCGGCACACGCTCGCCGGTGTGGCCCACGAAGCGGCCGTCGGCGCGCAACAAGGCGGCGTTCCGGCCAATCATCATCGGGGTGAACGCCGCCAAGGATGTCATCCGCTCGCGCCTGGCGATAAAGCCGCCGCTCGACGGCGCCATGGGGCCGATAGCCGGCTACATGCACTTCCCGACCGACCGCGACATCAACTATTTCGCGCAACTTGTTTCGGAAAGGTCGGCCACGAAGCTGGTCGCCGGCCGCGCGTTCCGGGTGTGGGAACTGATCCCGGGCCGAGCAAATGAGGCGCTCGACATGAGGGTCTACGCCTACGCCGCGCTCTGCGGGCTGCTCAACGCCGGCCTCAAGCTGAACAGGCGGGCCGAGGCGCTTGGCGGTTGGGCGGATCAACCCCGGGCCAGCGCCGAACCTGACCGGCGCCCAGATGCGCCGGCGGTTGCCCCTGCGGCGCAGGTGGCCGCCGCCGCCAAATCCGCCGAGGCTTCCCGGGCGGCTCGCATCGCCCGCATGACGATCCGCTAGGGCCAACCAGCGGCCAACCAGCGGCCAACCGGAGTGTCCCCATGACGCTTGTGAACATCACCACCGGGCAGCCGGTGACGGTGGGCGTCGTCGGCTATGCGCCGACGCGCCCCACCATCCTCACCGGCATGTCCGTGCCGCAGCTGCAGGCAGCGCTGGCCTCGGCGCAGCTGGCGCTCACGAACTGGCAGGTCGGCGGCAAGGTGGTGACCGCCAGCTATGGCCAGGGCGACGGCACGAAATCAGTCACGTACAACATGATCAACATCGGCCAGCTCACCGGCTGGATCATGCTGTTGCAGCAGGCGCTCGGCGTCCGGAACCTCCGGCGCCCGATGCGTCCGGTCTACTATTGACCGAAATCCGCGTCCTCGGTCCGGACGGACGGCCGCTGCCGCCATCGCCGCGCGCGCGGCGTCAGGCGGCGCTCATCGGCGGCCTCGGCTCCCCGGCCTATGACGCCGCCAACCGCACGTCACAGACCTTCGCGGCCTGGCAACCATACCTTTGGTCAGCCGACAGCGAGCTGAATCCGTATCGCGATACGATCGTCGCCCGGGCGCGCGACCTTGTTCGCAACGATGGTTGGGCCTCCGGCGCGGTCACCCGCATCTTGGACAACGCCGTCGGCGCCAATTTTCGGCCCATCGCCAAACCGGACTGGCGGTTTCTCGCGCGGGAAACCGGCTGTGCGTTCGATCACGAATGGGCCAAGGATTTCGGGCGCGCCGTCGACAGCCACTGGCGTTCCTGGGCCGACGACCCCGGCAATTATTGCGACGCGGGCCGCAACCTGACGTTCGGCGGCATGATGCGCGTGGCCTTCCGTCACGAGCTGGTCGACGGTGACAGCCTTGCGCTGATGCCCGTGATCAAGGAGCGCGTCGGCCTGGGGCGCGCGCGCTACGCCACCGCCGTGCAGATCGTCGATCCGGACCGATTGTCCAACCCGCAGCTGGTGTTCGATCGCGACACGCTGCGCGGCGGCGTCGAAGTCGACCAATGGGGTGCCGCGACGGCGTACTGGATTCGCAAGGCGCACCAGGGCGATTGGTGGGCGGCGGCGGACAGCATGACCTGGATAAAATGCCCGCGCGAGACCCGCTACGGCCGCCCGGTGGTCATCCACCACTTTCCGGCCGAGCGCGCCGGCCAGCATCGCGGCGGCGTCGGCATTTTCACGCCGATCATGCAACGGCTGAAAATGCTGGTGCGCTACGACAACAGCGAACTCGAGGCGGCGATCATCAACGCGATTTTCTCGGCGTACGTCGAAAGCCCGATGGACCCGTCGCTGGTGAAGCAGGCGATGGGCGGCGACGAAGCGGACATCGACGGCGCCACGTCGCTGAACGGCTACCAGGAGGATCGCGTCGCCTGGGCGCGGCAGAACTCGATCGCGATCAACGGCGCCACCATGCCGCATCTGTTCCCCGGGGAAAGCATCAACACGATTTCGGCGGAGCGCCCGACCAGCAACTTCAAGGATTTCGAGAACGCGGTGCTGCGCAACGTCGCCGCCGGCACCGGCCTCTCCGCGCAGCAGATCAGCAACGACTGGTCGGACGTAAACTATTCCAGCGCGCGCGGCGCGATGCTGGAGGCGTGGAAAACGCTGGAGCGCCGCCGCGATACGTTCGCGTCCGGCTTCGCCGATCCGATCCGCTCCGCCTGGCTGGAGGAATCGATGATCGTCGACAACCTGCCGCTGCCGAACGGCGCGCCTGACTACATGGAATATCGGCACGCCTATTCGCGCTGCCGTTGGGTCGGCCCCGGACGCGGCTGGATCAACCCGGTTGACGAGAAGAAGGGCGCGATCATGGGCATGGATGCGTGCCTCTCGACGCTGGAGGAGGAATTGGCGCTGCAAGGCCAGGATATCGAGGAGGTGTTGCAACAGCGCGCGCATGAAATCGAGATGATGAAGACTCTTAACATCCCGCTACCGCAATGGGCGATCGGCGTCCCGGAACAAGCGGCCGAGAAGGCGCCGGAGGCGGTATGAAGGCGCCGACCCTCGGCTACCCCGCCCGCCTGCTCAACCGCCCGCTGCTGCTGCTGCCGGAGCATCTGGCCGCGCTCTCGGCGATGGAGCGGGACCGCGCCGCGGGATACGTTGAAATTGACGACATCGATCAGCCGCCGGCGCCGGAAACGCTGGGTCAAATCGCGGTAATTCCGGTCTGTGGCGTGCTGACGAACAGCCGTGACTGGTGGTTCTGCGGATCTTCCTACGGCGACATCACCGCGAGCTTCATCGAAGCAATGGGCGATGATTCGGTGAAGGCGATCGTGCTCCGCGTGGACAGCCCCGGCGGGGAGTGCGCCGGCTGCGCGGAAGTCGGCGACCTCATCTATGCCGCGCGCGGCGAAAAACCCATGGTGGCCATCTTGGACCCCTATGCGTGCTCCGCGGCGTATTGGTTGGCCAGCGCCTGCGACCTGGTCACCATTCCGGCCGCCGGCATGAGCGGCAGCATCGGGGCGATCCAACTGCATGTGGACGTCACGAAAATGCTCTCGAACGCCGGGATCAAGGTTACGACCATTCAATACGGCGACGAAAAGTCGGACGGCTACCCCACCACGAAACTCAGTGACGCGGCGCTGGCGCGCTTTCAGGCGGACATCGACCTGATCGGCGAGGATTTTGTCGCCGCCGTCGCCCGCAATCGCGGGCTGTCCGCCGATGCGGTCCGCGCCACCCAGGCGCGTGCGTATCTGGGTGTCAACGGCGTGACCGCCGGGCTTGTCGACGCGGTCATGTCGCCGACCGAGGCTTTCGCCGAACTGATGGCGTCGCTGCGGGAAGTCGACTGACCCGGCCTTAACACTCGCCGGCCCGCGCTGGCGCCCCCCGAAAAATCAAGGAGAACAACGATGGCAACAGCTCAAGCTCTGAGCCCTTTCGCGCGCCTGTTTCGTTCGGCGGCTGTCGCCGAAGCCGCCGCCAAGGCCGCCGCCGACGAGGACGCGAAGAAGGCCGCCGCCGCCAAGAAAGCGGCCGAGGACGACGGGGAAGAAGATGACGCCAAGAAGGCCAAGGCCAAGGCCGAGGAAGACGACGAGAAGAAAAAGGATGGCGACGCCAAGAAGAAGGCCGCCGATGACGACGACGGCGAAAATGACGACGACGATGACGACGACGACGACGACAAGAAGAAAAAGACCAAGGCGAAACGTTCAAAGTCCGAGGGCGACGACGACTCCGACAAGGATGACGAGAAGGACGACAAGGCGTCGGCGGCGCGCGCGCGTGAGCGCGGTCGCATCGAGGCGATCATGATGTCCGACGCGGCGGCGGCCAATCCGACCGCCGCGCTGCACATGGCGGTTCATACCGCGACGCCACGCCGGGCCGCGATCGGCATGCTGACCGCTTTCGCGCCGGTGGCCGCTCCGGCGGCGCCGGCCAAGAACGGCAACCAGGAAGCCAGGAAGCGCCTCGAAGCGGTCCAGGTGCCCGATGTGGGGGCCGATGATCCGGCGCCCGCCGCCGGCGCCCAGGCCACCGCCGCCGCGATCATCGCCGCCGGCAAGAAACGCCGCGGCGAAGCCGCCTAACCCCGTCCCGAAAGGAATTTTCCCATGGTTCTCAACATCACGCCGTACGGCGACAATCCCTGGGTTCCCGGGGAATTCGCCTACAGCTACACGCCGGACCAGCTGATCGCCGGCGACCACAACCTGGTGACGCAGCCAATCGTCATCGGCGCCGGCATTCTGGCGCGCGGCACCGTGCTCGGCCAGCAGACGGCGTTCACGGCCGCCGCCTCGCCCGGCCCCGCGAACGTGGGCAACGGCACGGTTGGCGCGATCACCCCCGGCGCGGGCGAGGAGTACGGCGCGCCTTATACGCTCGTTGCCACGGCCGCCAACACCTTCGCGGTCTCCGATCCCGAGAAACAGCCGCTCGGCAACGCCACCGTCGGCACGCCGTTCAACTCCCCGGAAATCGCCTTCACCATCAGCGCCGGCGCCACCCCCTTCGCCGTGGGGGACAGCTTCGCGATCGCGATCACGTCCGGCACCGGAACGTATATCGCGAGCGTCAAGACCGCGACGGACGGCAGCCAGGTCCCGAGCGTGATTCTGGCCGATGCCGCCAACGCCAGCGCGGGGCCGGTCAAGGGCGGTGCCTACGTCAGTGGGGAATTCAACGCGGGCCGGATCATCGCGGACGCGTCGTGGAGCGTCGCCCAGCTCACCACGGCGATGGCGGCGTTCGGCATCCACATCAAATCCTCCGTCACCGCGGTTGATCCCGTTGAACTCCCCTAACGGACGGCGCCCGGCGCTGGCGACCACGCGCTGACAAATTTCCGAAGGTAAACGAAAATGTCCGGCTCCTCAGGCGGCAATCTCATCTACGATACGACGACGCTCGTGCAGGTGGTTCCAAACCTCAAACGCGCGCAGTCATTCCTGCTCGACAAGTTTTTTCCGAACATCATCACGTCCGACAGCGAATTCGTCGCCATCGACGTGGACATCGGCAAGCGGCGCATGTCGCCGTTCGTCTCGCCGCTGGTTGAAGGAAAGATGGTCGAAAGCCGGCGCATCCAAACAAACGTGTTCAAGCCCGCCTACATCAAGGATAAGCGCGCGCCGGATCTGCGGCGGCCGGTGCGGCGCATGATCGGGGAGCGGATCGGCGGCGACATGACCGGCGCGGAGCGCGAGATGGCCAACCTTGAATTCGAGATGACGGATCAGATCGACATGCTGACCCGTCGCCTGGAATGGATGGCGGCGCAGGCGCTGATGACGGGCACCGTGACGATCGCCGGCGACGGCTTTCCCACCACCGTCATCGACTTTGGCCGCAGCCCCACGCTGACGCTGCTCCTGACCGGCGCCGCGCAATGGGGGCAGGCGAGCAACTTCAACGCCGCCGGCCTCGATCCCGTGCCCACGGCCAGCATCGACACCTGGCAGCATGACATCCTGAAATCCTCGGGCGCGATGGTCACCGACATCATCTTCACCCCGACGCCGTGGACGCGCTTTCTGGCCTCCGTGGGCGTCCAGGGCGCGGTCTACTACCCGAAGTTGGGAGACGGCAACGATCTGAACCCCGGCGCGCAGATCGCGCGCGGCGGCGTCTACAAGGGACGCTGGGGCCAGTATGATTGCTGGGTCTACAACGATTGGTATGTCGACGAGAACAACGTCGAACAGCCGATGATCCCGGACGGGACCGTGATGATGGGCGGCCCTGAATTGATGGGCACCCGTGGGTTCGGCATCATCGTCGATCCCGACTTCAACTATCAGTCCATGCCGTTCGCGCCGAAAACGTGGACGAGCAAGGACCCGGCGCAGCGGCTCATCATGATGCAGTCGGCGCCGATCGTCATTCCATCACGGGTCAACGCCTTCCTGGCCGCGACCGTCTGCGCGGGAGCACTCAACTGATGCCACAGAAAATCAAGGCCGTGGTGGCACCCGGCCGCACCATCGTCATGCACGAACCGCCGCCCGAAATGGTGGCGAACAGCAAGAAGTCGGGCGTCCCGGTGCCGTTCGATTATGCCCACACGCGGCAGTACGGTCCGGGCGCGATCCTCGACCTGGACCCTCTGGACGCCAAACGGTTCGGCGCCCTCGGGTTCCTCGTGGCGGATGGCGGGCAGGCGCCGGTCGGCGGAAGCGGCCCCCCGGTGGTGATCGAAGCCAACCAGCAGGGACCGCGGTGATTGACTGGGACACCATCGTCATCGGCCCGACGGTCGCGGTGTTCGGCCAGCCGGTGCTGTATCAGCCGATGGTGTCGGCCGGTCCCGTCGGACCGCGGGACAGCCGCGTTCCCGCCACGGCTCCGTTTGCGATCACCGGCGTGTTCGACGCGGAATATCTGGAACTCGCGCCGCTCGCGATCGGGGACATGATCGGCCTGCCTTCGCAGATCACCAGCGCGCGCCCGGTGCTCGGCATTCAGCTGTCGCAATTCCTCACGCCGCCGGCGCAGGGCGACCGGTTGACCATCATCGAGACCGGCCGGGTCTACGTCGTGCAGGAAGTCCAACCGGACGGGCATGGCGGGGCGAAGCTGCCGCTGAACGAGGCGTGACGCTGTATCGGGCGCAGTACCGCGCCCTGGTGGCCGAGCAGCTCATTTTCGCGGGCACCCTGGCTGGTTCGCGGGTGTTCCAGTCGCGCGCGCTGCCGACCGGCTCGGACATGCTGCCGGCGATTTTGCTGCAAACCCCGAGAGACGCAAAAGTCTCGACAGGCCCGGGGGCACCGAAATTCATCGCGACCTTCGATCTGTTCGTCGTCGCGCGGCTTGAGGGGGCGACGTTTCAGATCGCCGAGACGCTGATCGAGCAGTTCGTCGAGCAAATCGAGTTCGCGGTTTTGTGCAATCCGTTGCTGGTCAATCCATTGCAGCAATTTCCCTCCGTCGAAACGAACATCATGATCGACGGCACGGGAAAAACGTTTGTCGGCGAGGCCACCATGCTTTTCCGGTGCGAATTCTACCAAGTGTTTGACCCGCCGCTGACGACGCCGCTGACCGAGATTGATGTCAACACGGTGATTGGCGACCAGACGATTGAGATCACGGTCATCTATCCCGCCGCCTGACCACCGCCCCCCAGGAGAAACCGCGATGCTGTTGAAACCCGCCCCCGGGCGAACGGTCTATTACGAACGCTCGCGCACGAAACTCCCAGAGGAAGGCGCGGACATTCCGACGCCGCTTTCGACGCATTGGCACCGCGCCATCAACGCCGGCGACGTCATCGTGGCCGGCGCGGCGGCCGTCGGGGCGAGCGGCGGGGGCACCGTGCCCGGCACCGGCACCGTCGCGGGCGGCGAGACGCACGGGGGCGAGCATTGGACGCACCCCAAGGACGAGGCGACGGCGCACGGCGCGGGCAGCGTGGGCGCCGCGGGCGGCGTGGAGCCGGCCAGGGAGGGGCAATGGTCCCACCCCCGCCCCGAGTCCGCCTCCGTGGCCGGCGCGGGCAGCATCGGGGGCGCTGCCTCCGTGCCAGGCGCGCCTCAAACCGCCACCGTAAAGGGGGCCTAGCCCATGTCCGGGTCAATCGTTTTCCAGAAAATCCCATCCAACCTGCGTATTCACGGCACGTTCGTAGAAATCGAGCCGCTGGCGAATTCCGGCGATGTTACGTATCAGACCCTCATTATTGGCCAGATACTGCCCACCGGCACCGCCGTGCCGAATGAACCGTGCATTTCCGCCGGCCTCACCGACGCGGTGTTGCAGGGCGGCGTGGGGTCCATGCTGGCGCTGATGACGGCGCAGTACCGGGGCGCCGACAATTTCGGGACCGTCTACTACCTGCCGCTGGAGGATGATCCGGCCAGCGTCGCGGCCACCCTGGCAATCACCGTCGCCGGCACCTGCACCGCGACCGGCGTGCTGTCGCTGTACATCACCGGCGTGCTCGTGCCCGTCCAAGTAAACATCAACGACACCGGCGCTGACGTCGCGGCGAACATCGCCGCCGCCATCACCGCCGCCCAGGTGCTCCCGGTTACGGCCACGGCCGCCGGCGGCGTGGTCACCCTCACCGCGCGCAACAAGGGCCTGGTCGGCAACGAAATCGACGCGCGGCTGAACTATTACGGCAACGCGGCGAGCGAGGTCGTGCCGCCCGGCCTGACCTTCACGAACCTGCTCGTCGGGACCGGAACGCAGCTCGCCGGCGGCGCGCAGAACCCCACGGCGCTCGCGTCCGCGCTCGCGAACCTGTCGGACATGCAGTTCGACTTCGTTGTCATGCCCTACACGGACGCGTTGTCGCTCAATGCCTGGCAGACGTTCATGGACAACAACACGGGCCGCTGGAGCTGGCTCCAGCAGCTCTACGGCGGCGCCTTCGCGGCGATGCGCGGCACCCTCGGCGCGGTCACCACGCTCCTGCTGGAGCGCAACGACCCCGCGATCTCCATCATGCCGTTCTGGGACGCCCCCCAGCCGGCGTGGATCTGGGCGGCGGAAATCACCGGTCAGGTCGCGGTGTCCGTGCGCGCCAACGTGGCGCTGCCGTTGCAGGAAATCATCCTGAACCTGATGGCGCCTCCCGTCGCCAAGCGGTTCGCGGCGGGCGACCGCAACACGCTGCTGTTCGATGGCGGCAGCACGTTCGTGGTGAACGCGGCCGGCCAGGTGATCACCGACCGCCTCATCACGACGTATCAACTCAATACCGCGGGCGTGCCGGACGACAGCTTTCTCGACGTCGAGACGCGCTATCAGCTCGCCTACACCTGCCGCGACCTGAAAATCTATCTCGCCAGCCTTTATGGCCGGAAAATCTTTGTCGATGACAGCACGCGGATTTCCGGCGCGCTCAACAACGCCGTCGTCACCCCGAGCATGATAAAGGCGGCGGTGATCAACCGTTATGATTATGTCTGCAACCTCGGCGTGATGCAGGACCCGGAGGATTTCGCCGCCGGCGTGATCGTCCAGAAGGCCGGCAGCGTCGCCAAAATCTACTGGCCGGGCGATGTCGCCAACCAGCTCCGGCAGATCGAGGTTCTGGTCGACTTCTCCAAAACCTAAGCGCGCCTCCCCAGAAACCCCTGAAAATTATGCGGCCGAACCGGGCGGGGCAGCGCATGCCCCGCCCCGGGCGCGCGCGCGCGAAAGGACGAAGCCATGTCCGGCACCACCAACGGCATCAACGGCCCGCAGAACCTGATCGCCGGCATTGGCACCGCGTCAATCGACGGCACGCTCTACAACATTTCCGACGTGACCTATTCCGACACCGTGATCATCCGGGAGAGCCAAGTCGGTTACAACGGTTATCACGGCCAGTCCGGCAAATACGCTGCCGCCTTCATCGCCTTCAAGGTCCGCGACAATTCCGGAATCAAGGTCAGTGATTTCGCCGGCATGGTTTCGTCTACCGTCATGATCACGCTCGCGAATGGGAAGGTGGTCACCGGCAGCACGATGGGCTGCACGCTGGCGCGGGAGGTGGACGCCAACACCGGCGAATTCGAGGCCCGCTTCGAAGGTCCGGGGCTGACGGGGACCTGACGCGTGGACCCCGAAAAAATCATCGTTCTCGATCCCCCGATTGACAGCGGCGGGGGCAAGATCATGCAGCTCAAGCTGCGCGAGCCGCTGACCGGCGAGGTGCTGCGCGCGGAAGTCAAGTTGTCGGCGTTCCTGACGCCGGCGACGCGGCATGCCCGCGACATTCAGTTGATCGCCGAAGTGACCGGCATTCCCCTCGACGCGGCGCGGCGGCTGCGGGTCACCGATCTGAACGCGGCCATCGCCTACCTGGATGAATTCGTCGACGCGCCGCCCCAGGCTGACTACACCGTGACGCGGCCGCCGGAGTTGGAAATCCCCCTGGTGCCGCCGATCGAGCTGCACAGCCGCCGCCACGACATGCTTGAGCTGCGCGAGCCGCTGACCGGCGAACTTGAGAAAGCCTACGCGGAGCTGGGCAACGGCCGCGACGCGGAAAGCATCCGCAAATTCCAGATACTGCTGATGGCGCTGGTCAGCGGCTGCCACCGCGGCATCATCGAGCGCGTGCCGATCACGATATTGGACGAGGGGTTTCGATACCTCGCGGGTTTTACCGGGGCTGGCCGTCGAACTGGCTCGACCTGATCGCGGACCTGACGCGCCGCTACGGCTGGCCGGCGGACGGCCCCGGCTCGGGGTTCGCTCTCACCGGCAGCCGCCTCATGTGGTGGCTCGGGCAGGCGAACCGGCAGGCCAAGACGCCGCTCTAGGGGGGCCTCATGC